AAGCTCTAGGGGTTGTAATTCGCCCCCTTTACCAAGTTGTACATTTTCTAACCCCTCAATATCGATAATTAATCCGTCAGGCTTAGCCTTTGCAATAGCCTGCTGAATTTTTAAGTGAGTAAGCTGTAACATATCTGCAAACCCTGTACAGCTCTCAACCATGGACTTAGGCATCATGCGCCTAATGTTGGTTGCGGCTACAGAATAAGACAGTCTACACTTTGATATATCGTGTATGTTCTTGGGTACGTTTTTAGATCTCCCGTAATTAAATAGCTTATCAGTACCTAGGATATAGGAACCACCATAAAGAACAGACATTTCCATTTTATGTGGAGTACGTTCAAAAACGCTACCTGGTTTTTCTTTGTATTGGAATCCTTTATAATAAAAACCTTTATTTCCGTGTCTACTCTCTTTCTCCTCAAAATGCATGGTATCTACAGATATAAACTCAAAATCAAGTAGATCAACCATGTACTCATCATAGCCATATGTTGTGCGTTGTAAACGCTCATTGTAATGTGTTTGGCTTAATTTTCCTGGATCATTACCTTGTTTATTTTTTACCTGCTCAGCTATCTTCTTGTATTCCTCTTCTTCAAATGAGCCAGCAGACAATCTTTTTAGCTCCTGTATAGATATTCTCTTTACACTACCAGCATATACAAGATCATCAAAATTAGGATCTTCTGTGTAGCTATGTACAAAAGATGCAGGATCTACATACTCAAGAGATATACCTTTATTTGGGTCGTTTCTTCTTTTTACAACACCCATACCAAGAGCTACTATATCGTTAACAGCCCTTCTGTATGTTGTGTCTGAAAAGTTACTCCAGCTCAACGTCATGTTGGTTCCTATCTGAGCAGCTATTTCAGCGTCAGTCTTTACGTTTGTATCCATAAATATCTCAGCCTCCTCAAGAGTATCTGGTATAGCATCTGGATCCATATCCAAAACAACGCCTGTTTTTTGTTTTAGAGAGCGCAGTAATTCTTTTGCCTCTACCTGCATCCTCATTTTATCTTTCTTCTTATTTTTTTCAGAAGAAGATATTGGATCTATAGATTCTAGATTAGGGTATGGATCCCTTGATAATGTTTTGTTTACGACAACTTTTACAAATTTTGGAAGAATCGGTACTGGTGTATAGTCTAGATTTAAGAGGCTCCCGTCACCTTTATTGGGTGATAAAGAGTTTAAAAGCTGTTTGTATATACTTGTATCCTGTGTTCCGTTAGCGTAGTCTCTACTTCTTTCAAATACTTTATTTCTTTTTGCAAACAAAGAAGACGCTTCATTCATTTTACCCCACTGGGAATGAATAGCTTTTGCATACTGTAGTCCATATGCGTCGGACTCCTTGGTTTGTTGATCTGCTAATGGATCAGGAAATCCATTCTTTTTATTTACGTTGTCGTGTCCATACATATTATGCAAATATAGTGAATCAACCGATTACTTCATATCTCCTAAAGAACTTGTGTTCAGTGAAGTCTGCTCTCGGCTTAGTCTTTGTTTTTTGTGCAGCTAAAAGGGCTAATCCTGAGCTAATCGTTAAGTCAAATTTTGTTCTTTTATCTATTTTAAATCCTATCCAATCCTCCATCGTTGCGTTAAAATACATCTTACCCATGTCACCCGTATCATAATTTACACCCACATGTTCGTGTATATATGACTCTATAGCATGAGCGTGTGCCTGTATAACGTCTTGAGAGTTAGAGGGTATACCTTTTGTTTTTACATGAACCTTTGCATTGCTTGTCTTTAAATGATCTGGACGATCCATTAAATAACCATCATAACCTCTTGATTCAAAGTATCTTGCTATACCATACTTATTGTTTTCAATTAAGATAGGGTAACCATAGAAAAACGCACACATAAGAACGTCTTCGTAGAATATCCTCGCAAGATCTGGACGGGATGCATACTCCACAACAAACATATTAGATGGATTCTCCATATGAAATTTATTGTACATATGTAGAGCACCCTTAGAACCTCTACCGTCTACTGTAGCATCAAGGTCATAACTGTCGACACCACCGCAACCTCTGTCTCCAAAAGGCGGTACTTTTTTACCTCTGTCTAATTTTGTTACATTTCTTTGATCATCTGGTGGTAACCACGATATTTTAAATCTACCATTAACGTCTGGGCTAAATACAGCTTGCTTATCTTTCTCCTTCCATACAAAATTACCCTTTACTACAGGATTGGGAAAGAGCTCGTCATTATATTCTATTTGCTGGTATATCTTACCTATGTTAAATAGACTACCCTCTATACTGTCTCTAAAGGCTTCGTCCTCTGTAAACGGGAACTGTCTAGTTACCTCATTAAGCTCTGACGGATCATGCTTTAAAGATTCTCTTTCGTTTTTAAGATATCTTTTAGAGCCTATAGTTATATTCTCACCATCTATACCCTCTATTGGAGATTCTGGAGTTTCTATAACTGGATACCCATATATATCAAAAAACCCCTCAAGTGAATCTTGTGCTGGTATAAACAACCTATAGAGACCGCTTACGGTTCTACCATTCGCGTTCCTCGTCAAGGGGTTCGAGTCCGCCCATAGATCTTTGTATTCTTTTCCCCCTTTGTCCATCGGATTTACTGTGCTTCCCACGAGTGCCTTTCCCACGATTTTTCGCCCGACGATCAAACATGTCCTCTGAATCCTCCATGCGTCTCTTATGTCTGTAGGTCTTTCCCATTTTCCTGCTTCATCTAGATACAATAGGTGTAGCTTCTCACCATCGTATGCATTGTTAGTTGTGTTTTTCCAATTTATAACTGTATTAAGCGCTTCACCCATCTGAGATGTTTTGTTCTTTTTGGTAATACGCTTTGACGGCTCTCTAAAAGCTAGCTCCATACGTGGATTAGTTGTACCGTCTTGTATAGGTTTGAAGAAGAATGGATAGTTTCTAAACATATAAACTACCTTCTTCATGAAAATATTTTCCTGAGCATCCTTACCAGTTTTCGACTGTATACCCATAAGCTTGTCTTTAACCTGGGTTGCCTCGTCAACAAGTACAGCAGAGCATATATTAGTGTACCCAGAACGACGGCACTTAGTATAAAGCTGACCAATGCAACGTGGATCAGCTTCGCATGCAGCCATGTGTAGAAAGATTTCACGTTGAAAGTTAAGAAAATAAGGATGACCAATATCTAGCTTGGTCCACTGCAGCATCATGTAATGCCGCCCCGTAATATATGTAGCTGTACCGTTGTTATAAAACCAAAAACCCTCACGCCTACGCCTAAACTCTTCCTCGATATATGGACGAAACCTCGCTCTGAACTCCCTTGGCATTTCCTCCCACTCATCCATAGATTTAATACGAGACAATTCCTTCGGCATAGGTACCCTTCTCCACACTTGCATAGAGTCTGATTCTTTATGTCCGAAAACTTCTTTCTTCGGCGGCCTTTTTGGAAGGCAAATGAGTAGCCCACCGAGTTCGATAATTTCACCCTCCGTACCGTTGGGGCAAATCTTGACAGCAGGGTCATCATATTCTTTTACATTTAATAGTACAGACATTAGTAACTGCTACCATTCTTATTCATTCTTCCAAGAGATGCAATTCCTGTCTTGGGGTTTGATAATTCCATGTATTTTCCACATGGACATTTAATGTCGTGTGTGGCCTTACCATCTATCATTCTAATAACCACACTAGAACATTCTAATTCATGCTCATCGCATTCACATTTATACTCAGCCATTTTATTCAATTTATTTGCGTTTAGATCCTTTTAGCCTAGACTTTTCGGCTATACCTCTATTTTTAGAAGCGCTCATAACGGTAAGTTTATTACCTTTATGATGTATGTCTTTTCCATCACCTTTAGAGACTAAACCACCCCTTAAGAGCTTCCTTCTGTTTCTATTTCTTTTAACCCTCTCTTTTTTCTGTTCAGGGGAAGATTGAAACTTTTTATATTCTTTTTTATAATTTCTCTTTTTTAGGCGCATACTACAAAGTTACTTAGAAAACCTTTCCGCAAATCCACCAGTATAATCCTTGGCTTTCTCTATCTCTCCGCTGTCATTAAGGTCTTTAATCATCTGTTCTAATCTCTGCCTTTCAACAAGTAACTCTTTACAATCTGTAGCTGTTTGTTTTATAGACTGCAGTTCTGCTTTTCTTGCGCTCCCATTTATTTCGGGATCAACAGGTTTTTTAATCTCATCAATCATGTTGTTGATAGCAATCTCCATACTATTCATAAGCCTTTGCGCGGCTTCTACTGTGGTAAATTTAGGCTTCGACATAGACTCCATATAAATCTTCTGCACGGGTACGGTAGTATTCTTTCCCGTCTATTTTTATACGATAATCTCTATTCTGTTTAAACCCAACAATATCACCAGGCTCTAATCCCATCTCTTTACCCTCTTCACATAAATAAGCTACCTCACCTTTTGTTGGGAGTTTCTCACTGTTGTCTACTACCTCTATGATGTCAGATTGAAGAGTTAGTTCTTTTTGCTCTACAGGCTTTAACAAACACCATCCTGTAAGACAACGTATCTTACCGTCTTTTTGGCTTTTATAAGCTATAGCCTGATTGCTTATAGCAAATTTTGGATCATACTTTACTATATAGGTATTGTCTTCTTCTGTAAATATCTGACCGTTGTTATCTCCACCCATAACTACAAGGTGGTGAAAGTATAAGGTATCACCTTCTTCAACGCCAGTGTCATATTTAAAAGGTACGCATACAACAGGTCCTTCTGTGATGCGGTTCTCAAATTCATTGAACTTTGTATCCATATACAGTTCTAAACCACTGTCTGTAACTACCTTATCGTCAAACCTTTTCTCAAGCTTAACAACAAATAAATCAAATGTCTTCATGGCTAAAAGTTACAATCAAACTCAAGCATACACGGCATGTCGTCTATGGCCTTCCATAATGTCTGAATACCTTCCTCATCCTGCATATACACAAAGTATCTTGTTTTACCATATTTATGTAAGTGTCTTTCATCCTGTACTATTGTGCTGACTTTTCCAGCACCTGCCCTCATACCTATATAATAGGCCATGGCATCTTTAGGGTCTCTTCCGACCACAATTTTTCTAATAAGTCCTTCCATTTTATTTAATCTTCTAATTCTATACCCGTTCCGTCTAATAAATCGTCTATATCTTTATAATAGGTGTCTTCTTTTTTATTAGGGTCGTCCCAGGTGTTGTCAATAAAGTTTATTATATTATCTAATTCTTCTTGTGATTCCAAACTATAACTATATATAGCCTTAATCCGTGTGTCTCCAAATATGTTCTGGTCGATAAGACCTGTAACCATAATAGACAAAGCTCTATCACGCATACCATATTCATCAATGACTTTATCTATTTCCATAGATAGTCGCTGAATCTCTAAGAAAAAAGCCTGTTCTTCCATATCTTTACGTAATAAATTCATTTCAATGCCTAAAAGTAGAGTTCCAAAGAAACGTCTTTTCAGAGATTTTGCTCTGCAAGATAAGAAATATATTCTAAGAAACTACCTTAAAAGACTCAAAGAGGTTAAACGTAATATAAACAAAAATACCGATCTCTCATTTAGTCAGGTAGAGTTTCTATTATGGGGGTATGACCTACAGTTTTTTACAATAGACTATGCATCTAAGGATATGGGGATGAATAAGAACAATACACAGAACCGCTTTATATACCCCATGGTTAATAAAGGGTACATATATAAACACTTCGACAAGTTAACTCCATCTGACACATATGAAGATCATCTGTTTAGAGATGAGACTAAATACAACTACAGGGTAAGATATGCGTTAACTCAAAAAGCTAGACTTCTTGTACAGAGGGTGTACAGAGAACTTGAGGGTTAAGGGTGACCTTGGCCAATTGTTGCTCCGCTAACCGTAAGATCACCTAAATTGCCAGAAAAATCACTATTACTTATTCCTGGGCGGTAATAGCATACAAGCTCTTTCGAAAACTTACCTCTAGTTAAATCTAATCTACATTTAGCTCTATGCATCTTTTTTATAAGCTTTTCTGGTATTGCTTCGCTAAATATAGCAAAGTCAGCACACTTCATATTTTTAGATCCACTATCTTGAGATGTTGCTGTATTTCTAGCTATATACAGATCGTTATTTATATTAATATCAGCTGTAGCATCTACAGTTTGAGTATCCATGCTTGCTGCATTTCCATCAATGTATATTTTACTATTCGATGCGCTTGATCTGTCTACCACTATTGCAAAATGGTACCATTGATTGTTCGTAAGTCGTGACATTGCTACCGTTTGAAGGTCTACGGCGTTTAAATTAGAAAACGATATGCGAAATCGAAATTTACTAAAGCTATCGTGCTGGAATGTCAAAGCGGTGGTTTTGCCAGTTGTTTGACCAAAGTACCAATCGACATCTGATCCATTTACTGGAGCAGCCCAGAAGCATATGCTAAAATCACCTGTGCTGGGCCAAGCGGTGCTGTTTATAGGTATGATGGCATCATCGTCATTACCATCAAAAAGCATGCAGCTGTTTACCCTTTTTAGCTTTTTTGGCTTCTTTGGCCTCTTGGGCCCTGACATTCCCATACTACCTAGCATTCTCCGAAAAATTCAGTTATATCGGCCTGCTGTAGTATAAGGCATTCGGCAAAGTCTCTGTACGTAATAGTGCACTCCTCACCAGAGAGAACCGCATCTACTATGTCTGGGTATACCCTCATATATGCTTTTGTTGACTTACCTATAAATCCGTTTGTTTTGATGTTGTTGTTTTCTTGCGTATCACCCACGAGAAGACATCCCGCAGTATGCTCATCGGTATTACCACAATGAATAAGAATATAAGAAAAATTAGGTACATCAAGGACATGAAGCATCCCTTTATGTATGTCGGCAAATCTTTTAGAGTACTTCTGATGGAATCCACCCACATCTCGAATACCGAGGCGGTACTCTCCTTCAGGTATACAAGTTTCTCCACGTACCTTTTCATCTCTGTCTTCATCTTCGAGAGTGTAGCATAAAAATTTTCTTTTACCATTTGTTATATCGAATAGTATCCCATTAGTTGAGTCTACCCCTTTGTTGAATCTTATTACCTCTAGTTTCATTTTTAATTTTATTTAGTCTTATTTTCTCTGCCTCTACGGCTGGATCTTTACGTTTTTTCTTGGTGTTGAAATATCTTTTCTTCAATAAAAATTTGTTTTTACGAAAACTTTATCGTATACTGAGATCAGCAGTCCAAATATACGACTGATTTGTTAACCCTTAATTTATACGTTATGAGAAATTTATTTTTATTTACTGCATGCTTATTATCGTTAAGCGTATTTGCACAGGAGGAGCTCGCAAGATTCCAAATAGTGTTTATGGAGGACAAAGCTGGATGGCACGCTGGGGAGGATTACCTAGAGTGGGAGGTGTGGAAAGAACCTAAAGGAAACACATACCCATACGACTGGTACTTGTGTATAGAAGAGAAGCCTGAAATAACACCTGAATACATAGAAGATCAGATTGAAAAGAATCGTGTAAAGACAGATAAGCACACAGGAGACTTTATATTATGGTTCCCTGTACACGAATTAGGTATATACCATATTACTGCTAAAAACAGACACACTGGTGAAGTTCTAGGCGGTACTGTTGCACGTGTATGTAAGGACACATTTAAGTTGGGTGAAATTGGTTTTGTTTGCTACGACCATGACTTTTTTCTATTAGTAGCTCACATAAACAACAACAGAACCACATACATAGGTGGTGGAGCGCATAACCCACCTTGCGGATGGGATCCTAAGTAATGTTTAAAATCTTGGAGTGACTATGCCTGTATTTCTAAGCGATTGAATAGACTCCTTTAAAGTTTTAAAGGGGTTTATTTTACCGTACCTAGTCTTAACTTCTGTGCCGCCTTCTTTAGTTCCTTTATATACAATTCTTTGAGGTATGTATTTTCCTCCCTTTAAAACCTTAACGATACTTTTACCACCTCCACCTTCAGCTCCAGCGCCGCCTCTAATATCTTTAACAGATATCTCTCCTTTTTCAATCATTTCTTTTTGAGTTTCAGGATCTAGATCCATTAGATATCTAGTGTATTCATCACCTTCCTCAACTGGATTTCCGCCAACATCAACAAAGTCTTCCTCAGCTACTTGGGATCCAAGATCATCAGACGTATATTCTTTTTTATATCGTCGAGGTTTGTATAGCTTATATTGCTGAATAAGATCTTTTAGCGAAAACTTATGTTTACCACTTTTTTCTCCAATGGACGGAACGTCACCTCCTTCATCATATTTTTTCTTTACCAGTATCAACGCTTAAGAACCTTGAATGGATTAACAGATCCACCCATAGCTTGAGAGAACTGACTGAAATTGTATCTGTCTTCAAGAACAGGTCCCTTTCTTGCTTTCTCTAAAGCGGCTTCTAAAGCTCTTACCTGTTCTTCAGTACCGCGGAGTTGTGCGTTTACAAGCTTAGCTTCTAACTCAGATACCTCCCTCCTACTACCACTACCGCTTCCACCTGTTAAACGAGCATCCTGGTTAGATGTAGCCTGAGCTACAAAAGCTGGACTATATGCTTCACTCCTTACGCCAGGTTTCTGAACAGCGTCTGGATTTTCGTCCATCCAGTTTTCAATCCAAGCACCTGTTTTACTACTAGGATTCGTAATATCAATACCAGCTTCTAAAGCATCCTCCATGTATCCCTTAAAAGCATTTGGATCAATGAACCTATTTCCAACCGATTTAATGTAGTCTCTGTCATATATATCACCCTCAGAAGTAGAGTAGCCACCCATATGACCCTGTTTATTAGGGTTATATGTAGTTAGAGCTTTTGAAAGTGTCTTAGTGCCTAATAAAGCTCCGTGATATTCACCAATTTTACCGTCAGTCATTAATCTCCTTGCAGCTGTTAGTTTTTCCTCATCTGTTTTTGCGTCTTCTATACCTTTTGCAAAGTTTGGACTAGCTGCAGCCATTTCGTTAATCCTTCCTAAAATTGTTTCTTTAGGTGTGTTTTCAAAGAACTGGTTTACTTCCCCTACATAATTTTTATATTCAACATCCATATCACCGTCTTCAGAGAAGTATCTTTGACCGAACGGAGAGTTTCTTAGGTTTTGCTTCATCTCGTCGTCTAGATCGTTAAAGCTTTGAGTTTTTAAATCAAAGTTTTTATTGATAGCCCCTAGATGATCAGTACTACCCTCTTGGAAGCCTTCCATTTCGTCTGCATCAGAATAATCTAAATCAAATGTAGTTGTTATGTATTCTCTGCTCGGTAAACCACCAGCATCTGTAGGTACAGGATCGCCATTACCGTTTCCATTACCTGTTCCATTAGGTATAGGGTCTGTAATACCACCTTCATCCATCTTTATAACAAGCATAGGCTTTCTCTCCTCCATCATGCTGCCTCCGTGTCCATAACTCATCTTACCCCCATCTTCGTATGATACCTTCATACCGTCTTTTGCAAGAAACTTTCCAGCTAGGTTCTGCAGCACACCTCCACCCTGACCGCCCAACACCTTACCAGCCACATTCTTTAGAATACCTCCGCCACCTGATCCAGCAACAGCGTTTACAACACCAGCTGTGCCAGCGCCAGAACCCTTGAGCATAGCACCAATATTCTTTAATCCACCGCCACCAACATTAAGCATACCAGCTAAGCCGCCAGCTACACCCAATCCTTTACCTAATTTCTGTAATGCTGGGTTTTTAGACTTAGCAGCCAGCGCCCCAGCAAAGCCAAGACCAGCACCTACGCCACTACCTGGTGTAACGGCAGCTCTACCTACACCCTTTAATACACCACTACCTAGCTTCTTACCCTGCGCTATATTCTTGCCAAGAGTAAGTAAAGCACCACCAACACCCATCTGCTTGCCAGGTCGTACATACATACCTCCCGCTGCTTTTCTCTTGCGTCTACCTACACCTCTACCTTTTAAAATATCAGCCATGGTAATCTTACCATCATTGTTTAAATCTGGGAATGATTTCCCACCTCTTTTCATGTACTTCATATCTTAACTTGCTATAAAGACCTCTACGGTAACATTGTTACTTATAGGATCGATTAATAATGATTCTAGATTGTGCAAAGCGGTAACTATAGTGGCGTTTGCATCACTTACGGCTACACCGTCTGATGGTGCCCCCATAATAAAGCTTCTGCCTGCGGCTATCAATATAGTAGCTGATTCGTCAGCAGCTGAGTCGTCTTCACCTGCATCTATCTGTAATGATAGGTTTACTGGGTTAGAGCTATCAAGGTTTGTTACCCTTATATACTTTACATCCTCTACGTCTAAACTACCAGATACTGCACTATCGTCTGCTGTACTAGCAAATGTTGCTACAGTAGTGTCTTGTCCAG